CGACAAACCACGAATGAACCGACGAAGCGCGATAGAGTGAAGCGGTGTCAGTTTGCAGGTATTTGTAAGCACCCGCCCCGCTGTTGTATGAATTGAAAGAAAGCTCAATGTTTCCTGAAGAGCTTTGCGCAAGCGCACCATAAGCTCCAAACTGAAGAGCTTTTGCTCCAGCCACCCACGCACTCGGCGTAACCCCGATGCCGCAATTTCCCGCTGAGTCCACACGATAACGCTCGGCGCCAGCAGTCGTAACAGCAAACGTGTCTGCCGCTGGATAGTAAATGCCGGTGTTTGTGTCTCCAGTCGTTGTCAGAGCGGGAAGCAAAGCGGTGCCAGCAGCAAAGGTGGAAACACCAGTCACGCCGAAAGTCGTCCCCACCGTAGCCGCGCCGGTGATGGTGGCGGAGGCGAGCGTGGCGGTGCCGCCGGCTCCCAGGATTTGGTTCACGGTCACCTTCTTCGTGGTGCCGCTCGCCGCCATCGATGTGTCGGTAAGATCGACCATCGGGATGGGGAAGGTTGATGGGATGATCGGATTGGCTCCGATCGCCGTTAAGGCTGTGATTTTCGTATCTGGCATATCAGTAGACTGTTAGTATGAACTTGTTTGAATCTTCGGTCAGTAGCAGGTCTGTGCCGTCTTCGAGGGCGATCTTGTCATAAGTTCCGAACGTAATGACAATCTTGTCCCCATCCTCCAGAAGGACGAAGAAATCATCCTCCTGCAAAAGATCCCGGCGCAAGATAGGCGGATCGATCGGGGTGACATTCCCGCCGGATCCGCTGGACGTTAATCTTGTTCCGAGAGCGAGTGTCACGGCTTAAGAGTTGATCACTCCATTGAACGCAACCACCTGACCACTCGAAATCTGGAAACTGTCGATCGGTCCAGGAAGCGTGATACCAGCGGGGATGGTGGCCGACGACCAACTGCCGCTGATGTTCTTGCCGGTGATCGAAGTGAAGGTAGTCGGAGCAATCGTGGTGACCGCAACGAATGGGCCAGTGGTCAACGTGGTAACAAGGACAAGCTGGAACCCGCCGTTGCCCATCGAATATTCAGTGGCCAGATTTGAATTTGCGCTCATATATCCCAGATCTTGCGAATTTGATTCTTGCTGAAAGTGCTTTCAAAGCGGGAGCCCTGCCGGTCTTCCATCCGGCTGAATCCCTTCTTCACATAGTCCTTGAGTTCGGCCTCGCGGGCAAAACCGGTGACCCCGAAGCGGGCCACCGGCTGTCTGCTCCAACGCTTGCCATCAAGGACAATGGAATCAGTACCCATCGGAGCGATATGCTCGATGGACTTGCCATTGCTCTCGAAGGTGTAGATCGGCATATCAGGATTCCATCTCGCTATCGTACTCGGCGACCATGTCGCGCATACCCTTCTCGTCCATGGGGCCTTCCTTCTCCATACCCTTGTCGCCCTTGGACTCGTATTCGGCGGGCATACCGTTCACACTGCGGATCTCGACATAAGCCTCGCCGTTTTCGAGCTTCTTGAGAACACCGCGAACTTCCTCTAGGACAACTTCATCACCAACTTCGGGCATGGCTTGTTGGCCATCCTCCATGTCGGTGGAAAGAGCCTCGACCGGAATAGAAATCATGGGCGCATTGTTGTCAGCCTCTTCACATCCGCAAGCGGAATGAGAAGGGGTACCACCGATTGCTCGATGATACCCCTTGGGGCTGACGGCAATCACCATGATGGTGGCCGTCTTGGGTCGCATATTACAGCGTGGTCGAGGTCTTAGTACGATGCACCAAGTACCACACCGGGTTGTTGGTGTTCGTAACCGCGGTGTTACCAGCGGCCAAACGCAGAGCGGCGAAGTACAGCTTCACACCAACGGTGACGAGCTGGTTCAACGGATCGCTCTTGTCGGGGGTATCAGTGATCACGATCTTCGGAGACAACGGATCATCACCGGTCAGGGCAGGGATACCGAACGCCTCGTTACCCAAGAAGAACGAAGCGATGATGTCCTTGCCAGTGCCGAGACCGCCACCCGCAGGGGTAGCCTGATAGACGAACTCATCGGCAGCGGTACCGGAGCCGGTGCTGACAAACGAGTTGGTCTGATTGACCACGCGGCAACCGTAGATGGAGCCGACCTCGCCCTTGTAGAACGGGGTACCCTTGTTGCCGTAGTTAGAGGCGTTCAACCAGTCGCTGTCGCGCATCAGGTCGCGAGACACGCGTGGGTCGGTCGCCAGGACGTAGCCGCCGTTGATCAGCGGGGCGCGGTTGCGCTTCAGCCGGGTCATGGAATCGAGGACGGCGGACGCCGTCATCGTGGCATTTGCGGCAGCAGTCGCGCTGTTCAGATCAGAGAAGCTCTGATTAGTGAGCGTGGCGGGGTTACCGTACACCTTGATACCCGTAGGGTTCGCGTTCGCATTGACGTTCACCGCGTCATCGTTGGAAATCGAGGATTCGATACCAGTACCGATCGAGGATCCGCTGGCCAAAAGGTTGGAACCGATCAGGGTGTTACGAATCACCGAGTCAACCCAGAGGGCCATGTCCAGACCGCTGGTCTTGGTGGCCTGCTGGAGGGAGTTGAACAGGTCCGTAGCGCGGAGGATGTCGGTCAAACCGATCACCTGACCGTACTGCGAAAGCGTCTTTTCAAGACGGTTCAGAGACAGGGCGCGGTAGTTGGCCGTGCTGATAGGCGCACCTTCACCCGCAACAGTCAGGTTTTGAACACTGCCGATGCTCGGGGCTCCGAAACGGAACATCGAGATCGCCTTGTTACCATTGTTCTTGGGGATCGGGGCCTTCATGCCGAACTGATCAAGAATCGTCTCCTGCTGGACGATCGAGAGCAGCTCCTTGCTGAAGTAGTTCTGGAACTGGAGTTGAATGCCGGTTGAACCGGAAGTAGTGATAGGCATATTTTAGTTGAGGTTGTGCTACTAGGCTGCTTCCCGGTCGAACTCTCGTGCGGCTCGCATGAGCGCATCCCTCTGCTCCTTCAGGGATAACCGCGAGAAATCTTTCTCCTCGGTCTTGAGTTGTCCTGCCGGAACGCTTTTCCCAATAGCGGTCTTCTGCTGGAGCTTATTAAGCTGTTCTTTCAGAGCCTTGTTCTCGGCTTCAAGCGACTGAGATCGACCCGCAGTATCTTGGAGCTTCATCAGTTCAACCGCATGGACAAGTCCATCGGGCATCGCAGTGAGGAACGGAACCCGCTGCAACAACTCAACCGTGCGCTTGTACTCAGGACTGGACTGATCCTTCAACCAAGTCTCCTTCTCAGAGAGTCGGCCATAGTTCTCAGCCCATGACTTGTTAAAACGCTCCTGCTGAATCTGCTGCTGCTTGGCACCCGCCGCTTTCCGGACTCCATCAGCCTTGGCTCGCGCTGCCTTGGCCAACTGGGTATCACCATCCGCATCGAACTCCTTGGCCGCAGCCTCGTAATCCTCCGCAGTGTATCCCTTGTCGTCCCGAAACGAGTTAGATTCGGCAGCACTGGATTGCTCCCGCTGCCTGCTCCACTCCTCCCGCTCACGCTTCACCGCCTCGCGCTCGGCCTTGATAGCCTCCTTCTCGGCGTTGATCTGCTCCCAAGTCTTAGCCTTACGCTGTTGCTCTTGGGCGAACTTACTGCTGCTCTTCTGATCCTTCGGCTTCTCCTCCTTCTGCTTGGCCTTGGATTCTGGCTCTGATTTCGCGCTGACCTCCTGCTCGCCACCATCGGTCTCTTTGCTGGCGGTCACCTCATTTGAGGATTCCTGCTCAACCGAAGCTGACTCGTTATTATTTTGAGTCTGCTCCGCTGGCTGGCTGTCGATATCGACACCGGCATCGTGATCTCTGGCTAATGCGAGCATCGCATCCGCGCTCATGTTTTCATCTGACATATTGTGCTTATACTCGTTTGCTGGCCCGCACAGACGCAGCAACCGCAACTTTGATCCTATGTGTTCGTGGCAGAATCCGGATCATCTTCCTGCCCCGTAATTGATTCTCGGTCGGCCATCATCTCGATGACCTTCACAAGACTGGCCTGACCCATTGCAAAGCCTGAGGAATATTGCAAATGGTTTCGGTCTGTTATAGCAGAAGCGTTCTGCATCAGAACCGTGTTCAGGAGAGCGTCCTTGAACTTCTTCCCGGTATCGCTCTTGAAAAAGCTATTGAGCGCAGTGGCGTCCTCGCGTGTCCACGGAAGCGGATCCACCCATCGCTGGTGCCGCGTAAAAGCCCACGCGGCTCGGAGCTTGGCGAAGGTGCTGATCATTTGGCCGCCTTCTTCCGACCCGCCGCCTGACGCCGCATGAACTCCGCGGCACCGAGCTTCTTGCGCCCGATGTATGCCGCGAGAGCCCGCGGATCATCCGCGCCCTCCTTCTTGAGTTGCGTTGCCAGTTTGCTGAACTTCGATTTCTTCTTCATAAATTACCAAGCTTTGCAGGAGTGATACCTCGGCGTCGTCTTATCCGTCGCCGTATCGCAGTTATGCCGTGCGCGGAAGTTCTTCCGCCGCTCCGGATCGTCCTTCTTGATCTCCATCTTCGGATCGCCGAAGCGAACTTTGATCACAGTCCCCTTGGGGTTGCGAACATAAACCGCCCGCTTCTTCGTCTCGCCCGGAGTGTAGAAAGGCTTGTTGAGCGTGACCTTCTTTCCCTGGTACTCGGCCATATCAAGATTGGAATAGGGGTGATTCTTGGATGTCCTTCATGTTCTCGGGCTTGCGAACCTTCTGGAACCTGATTTTTGGCGCAACACCCTCCACCAATTCCTCAAGCAGTGGCCCACTCTGAGGAATAGGCTGTTGCGGGGTCGGCGGAATGGGCGGCGGGGGAGCGACAATGGCGATCATGGCTTGAAATTCACCGCACCAGTCAAATTCCAGCACAGTAGGCCAACAAGTGGGTCTACTGGTGGGCGGAAACCTCCGACAAGTGCTGTCAGAGGCCCGATATCGGCAATCTTTGCAGGTCATTTGTGTTCTTAAACAGGGGCTTGCGCCATCTCAGGCTGCGGAACCGGCAATTGCTGCTGCTGAGCAGCCAATAAGCCGCTTCCCTCCAAGAATTTCTGGATCTCCTTCCGCAGTTTCCGCGCCTCGTTCGTCGCCACCTGCTCGTAGAACTGCAACAGGCTGTCCAGACGCATCATAAACGCATTCTGGGCCGCCGGACTGAACTGCTGACCCTGCTGGATCGCCCCATTGAGATACTGCATCAGCACCCCGATGCGCCCAGCGTAGTTCTGACCCGGTTTCGCCGGCACAGGAATACCCACCAGCAGCGTCGGGATCGTCTTCGTCTCGTCCTCCAGCTCATCCTGCGCCTTCTGGCCAGGATCCCGGAGCAATCGCTTGATCAGACTTGGGTCATCCAGCTCCATGATGCTCTTGTCCAGCTCCACCTGATCCACCCAGGGCGAATTCATAAACAACTGCTTACGATTTACCGCCTGCTGCACCATCACCTGACGGCTCACCATGTCCATTCCGCCCTTCGGCTCCAGCTCGTACTGGTCATGCAGAGCCACCGGATCTGCATCCAGCGAATCTTCCGCGAACCGGTACCGCAGACTCTTGCTATCGTACTGCACATACAGGCTCCACGCCTGCCGGTACAGCTTTCCCAGAGCCATACGGAACAATCTCGCCCGGAGATCACCGCTCTGCATGGCTTGCGCGTTGATGCTCTGGATCTCAGTCGCCGTGCGCCGGTCGCTACCCCCACTCATCACGCTCCCCATCGCATAATCCGGGCTCCCGATCCGGTTCTCCGCCACCGCCCGCATCTGGTTCAGCTCCTGATCAAAGCTCACCGGAGGCTGCGGCATCTGCACCGGGGCCACACCATAGGGCAGAATCTGTCCCGGCTGGAACCGCAGGTTGATGGAGTTCGGCAACTCCCGCTCCGCACGGAACAGCGGGCGGTTGTACAGGGTCATCGCATCATGCTTGTGATTCCACATCGAGGTCATGGACAGCTCGAACGGAGCCATGATCTCGCAAATGCCCCGCGGGCTGAACCAGCCCTTATCCTTGATCTCATACGGGAAGTCCACGAACGGACATTGGCCATGATCATAGGGCAGTTCCATCGGATCCCGCAGATCGAGATCCACCGCCGCGGGGCTATAGAGATAAACCTCCCACACCCCGTCATCCCGCTTCCGGTACACCTCCCACACGATCACCCCATCGGTGTTGTTCGTATAGGTAATACCCTCACGCAACTGCTTCGCATCCGTTTCGGTCGCCGCCCCCGGAATATTATCATCCTCCTGCGGGTTACCCCGGATCTTCTCGATCGTCTTGTTATCGGCCTTCCAGCCGAACTGGCCGGCCATTCGCTTGTACGCATTGACGCTCATCGGCATCACATGCACCAGCCAGTCCGCATCCTGCAAATCCACGGTATACGCCGGGACCACGATATACATCGGATCGATCGCATCAAACCCCACCCGCTTATCACCCGGATTCCAGAAGCACTTAATCACCCCGCGCCCGCTCATCAGCGTATAATCAACCCACGAGAGAACCTCATCGGTGAAGTTTGTCTTGTCTCGGATCTTATAATTGAACCAGTCCTCAGCCACCTTCGTATACGCATTCAACTGCTGGCGCATCGGAACAAAGCTGGCCACTACATCCATACCCAGTGCCTGCTGGAGGAACAATGGCTTGAGCTTCTCGATCGCCGTATCGATAAGCGGCCAATGCAGATCCGCGGCCTTGGGCCAAGGCTTATTGGTCCTTCGCAACCCGTGATGGCGCAACTCATACCACCTCGTCTGCCGTAGCTCCCACGGACTGCGCTGCTCGACAGCCTCCACTATCTGGCCCTGCAACGCGTTCCGCTGTTTGTCGTTCATCATAAAAATCCTCCCCCTTTCCTATCCCCCAACCTCACAACCAGCAAGCGCAGACCCTTTACCATCCCCCTCAATCGCCCCCATCTCATCCTCCATCCGCTCCAGCAGGCTCCTCCCATCCTCGCCAAGAGCCTTCATGTAATCGTCCATCCGCTTCCCACCGGCTCCGCAGAAGGCCAGTACCACCGCATCCGCACGATCCGGGCTATTCACCCCGCGGGCTCGCAATTCATCCTTCCCCTCCAGCGTCAGCTTCCCCTTCCCGTTCGTCCGCACCTTCCGGCTCACGAACTGCTGGAGCAGCACCTCATCCGTACCCACCGGACCCAGGTTCACTCGCCCCTCCTCCACCATCCGCCCGAACTCAATCCACATCTCCGCGGCCTTGTTCACGAACTGATCATCCCGTATCGCCCGCTCCCCGAAGTTCACCCGCCGCACATCCCACCCCTCCGCTCTGAGCGCATCGCACATCACCACCCCCATACCACCCACATCCGCGTAGATGTCCTCCGCCTTCAGCTTCCATTTGCGGAACTCGCTGATGAACCGCCCCACACTCGCCATCGTGTCCTTGTCCCGCCAGCGGATCAGACCCTTCACCGTGTTCCCTTGTCTCACCACCATCACGCTCTCGTCGCCGCCTGCGCTGAAATCACAACCCGCGGTGAGCCGATGCCCCTCGGTATCCTCCTTGGGTGGGCCACTGACCAGCTTCTGCCAGTCGGCGGTTCGTACAGCCGTCAAGCTCCCATCATCCTCCATGAACTCCGCGTAGATCATCGAGCGGACCAGCGGGTGGCCCTCTCCCCATCGCGCAAACTGATCGTCGATCCACTCCTTCCGGATATGCGGGCAGTCGAAAGCGGTAACGGTAAAGGTCTTCCACTTGCCGTCATTCCGGCGGAATACATCGTAGAAGTACCCGCTGCTGCCCCCAGGGCTGCTCATCAGCAATGTCCTCGTCGGCTGGCACCGCTCCATCGACTGAAATATCCCGTCCGGCACCGCCTTCGCCTCGTCCACGATGTACATCAGGTCGTTACTCGGACCCTGCACATGCCAGCCCTCAGCCTTCTCCGGGTTGCTCGCGCTGAACCCGATACACCGGCTGATCAATTGTTGGCCATCAACCAACCTAGGGTATACATAGCGGATCTCGCCATCCTTGATCGAGAAACCGTTCTCCTCGCCACCCAGTCCATTGATCATCTTCCGCAGGTGCGGCCACAGAGCATCCGCCACTTGCCGGTACACACCAGCCGTACATACCACCAAGCTCCCCGGCCAGCGGAGCATGTGCCAGATGACAGCCGATGCCGCCACCATGCTCGTCTTGCCCGAGCCGTTCGCCGCTTTGAGAGCCACCTTCGCGTGCTTCTCGTTCAGAGCCCCAAGCACCGCCTTCTGCCACGCATAGGTATCGCGTAGGCCAAGCATCATCTCAGGGAAGTTCGAGAGCTGCTGCGCCTCCTCCAATAGCTTCCGCTGCTTCCAAGCAGGGATATGCGAACCCATGCCGAGTGAAGGGGATTTCTTGCGCTTAATTTGCTTGACTGCCATAAAATTGATGTGGGTAGGGGGAGGGGGTATCAGGTATCACCCCACCCCCCTCGTGGGGGTCCCCCCTACCCCGTGGTTCTATGCATTGGACTCCTATCCATGGATCTTCTATGTAAATAGCGGCTACTACAATAGCGGCTTATTGTATTACTTCCCCCCACCGAATGCCCCTAGTAAACTACCGCTAACTGACAATTCTTTTCCTTTAGTAGTGTGATCCAATTGAGCGCGAGCGACATAGCCTCGAGTTCGCTCCAGTAACCATGCGCTTCCTTGCCAGCCGTTGCCGCATGACCTCACGGTTGAAGTAAGATCGTATTCCCCCCGAGTTCTTGCGGCTTCGATCGCTTCCTTCCTTTCAGGGTATCGTGTGAGGTACTTCGTGAATGTCTTATCCGTCATGCCCGCTAGATGACAAAGCCGCTCAAAGGGAATCCCGAGAGAAGCAGCATCAAGTACCCGCGACCAGTCGGCTTCCGCGACCGACTTGGGATCCGGCCCATTTTTTTTGACGTAACCGGAAGGACGATTTATGGGTTCCTTCCCTTTCCCCTTCCCTTTCTCCCCTTTCGTCATTGCTCCCTGGTAGCGCATGCGAAAGCAACTGGCCCCTAAAAAAGGCCACTTCGCCACATTTTTTCAGATTTTGTCGACAATTGCTGACAAGTGTCTTAAATAGGCGACTCCATATGAAAACGACCGTAACGACCGCAGCAACCACCGAACACCCCTTCGCCTCATTCACGAATGTCGGATGGGTTCGTCCCGGAACTTTCGTTCCCATTGCAACCATCAGCCCGACTCCCGACTGGGTTCCGGGAGTGACCGACTCCCATCACGGAGGTCATGAAATTCTATCGGGAACCCCGGAAGATTGCTGGTGCATGCTATTCGTTCGCTTTCAGCGTGGCGACGGACTCCCCCCCGGCGATTGGCTGATTTACTATTCTTACGATCACGACACCGGGACTCACGATCACCAGCTATGCGTTGCAGCACGGATCACCCCGCAGTGACCGGATCCGGTGGCATCGGAAACGGTGCCATCTGGTCTGGTCATCGTGGCCAGTAACTAAAACCAATGAAACACCGCATTCCCCCTAAATTCCACGGGCCCCTTTGCCTGCTTGGATTCATCGCCATCATCGCCATCACGGCCCTCATCGAAGCAATTGGAGGTCTCCAATGATTCTCTTTCGTTGTTCGGGCTTCCGTTCGGTTCGTGCCCTTGGCATTTACGACGCCGCTGAAATCTTCGCCCGCCGTGCCGCCCGTCGGGCTTTCGGTCGCCGTGGAATCGTCCGTGTTCTAAACGAGGATTCTTACACCCGTAACCTTTCCATCGTGGAATTTGCCGCTTTCATCGGATATCCGAGCGGTAGAAACGAAACGACTGGCCACAACTTCCGGTTCACGGTCATCAACGGAGGTGCCCAGTGAACGGATTTATTCTCCATGAAGACTCCCAAAGGGTCATAATCGCGACGGGCTTCGAATCTCCCTCCGACAATCGGAAAACGGGCCCGATGGTTCAAATCTGGATCCTTGTGCGATCCATGGACCCCGTCCGCGCAATCAAGGAAGGGTTAGACCGATTGATTTGCGGTTCCTGCGTCCACCGCGGCAACGGTACCGGGGGCGGGCGCTCATGCTACGTCAATGTCGGCCAAGCGCCCCTCGGGATCTATCGCGCATGGCAAGCGGGCGCTTATCTCCCCCTCCCTTCCGTTTCCGTTTTCGCGGGTCGGCGGGTGCGCTTCGGAGCATACGGGGACCCGACTCATCTACCTTTGAGCCTCGCCCTCGCGATCGCCGGAGCCTCATCGGGATGGACAGGCTACACCCATCAATGGCGCAAACCCTCTTTGCAGGGTTGGCGTCAAATCCTGATGGCCAGTGTGGACACTGCCGCGGAGCTTGTGATCGCAAGATCGATGGGCTGGAGCACCTTCCGTGTGACTCCGGACCTCGATCACCACACGGTGGAGACTCTATGCGCCAGTGACCGCTCCGGAACCCCCTGCGCCGATTGCTTAGCCTGCGCGGGCGCCCGTTCCGGTGTCCGCTCAATCCACATCCCGGTGCACGGGACCGGAGCCCGTCATTTCAAGGAAGGAGCGGCGCTGTGAAATCCGCTTTTGATCTCATTCAACGGGACGCATTCAAGTCCGCCGTGGGTCGCGCCATATTCTGCTCTCACCCCGACTGCGGGGTGATTCTGGATTGGAAGCGGGCTGTGGAACTCTCCGCTTGCAAGGGGGAGAAGTACGTTTCAATCAAAGTATTCTGCGCCGATTGCGCCGACCGTGTGCGCCCTGTCATCGAAAGCAAGCTTGGCCCGCTTGGATTGCGCTTGGAGGTAATAGATGGAAGGAAACTACGTTGAAGCCCCTATTGCGTGTCTTGGGCTATTTAGCCCTGTGTTTGCTTTTCACCATGCTCCTCCTCCTTTCCGCGCTCGCCGGCAATTGACATAGAAGTCCCCACCAAAGCCCCAAGGAATCCCCTTGGGGCCTTTTCTTTGCCCCGATAGTACCGCCCGCCCGCCCGCCCGCTTGTCCTTCCTAGTTGGCCAATCATCCCCTTCCTAGTCCGGTCGCTTGTCACTGGTCAATTTCGATTTGACAATTCGCTAGGTGACCCCCCCCGGACATCCCATGTCCCACCCCGTTACACCGGCCCAGGATCCGCCCGCCCGCGCCCCGCGCCCGCCCCCGCGGTCCTAGGATCTCATGGTGCGGTATTCCGGAACTCCCATACGCCATACGGAATTCGGAATTCGGGAATCCAGAATCCGGAACCGGGGTACAGGAAATCTTCATGGTGCGGTATTTTCCCTCTTGACGCTGATGGATATGGTGCGGTAGGTTGTCCCCCGAACAACGAACCAACGAACAACGACCATGAGAACCCCACATACCCCCGGCCCTTGGCGGCAAACCGGCATCAACGTCCGCGCTGGTGATGCTCTGATTTGCTGGGCAACCAACCATCACGCGAACGCGGAGACTCCGGAGTCTGAGAAGTTGGCCAATGCTCGCCTGATTGCCTGCGCCCCTCAAATGCTGCTCGCTCTGGAGCGTCTAACCCATCCGATGGCCGACGACGAGGATCTGGACTATGCGCGTGAGATCATTGCCAAGGCGAGAGGGGTTAAGGAGTAGGCCAATCATCCCCTCCCCATCCACCCCCCCAAGCGATCCCCGGACCCCCATCCGGGGCTTTTCGTTTCTAAGCGATCGCCACCCCCATTCCGCATCAACAGACCATTTCGCAATCAAACGCGCTCCTAGCCCCCTTCCCGCTCCAGCAATCGCTATCCTCCATCCACCACCACAACCACCAACACGGGTACTTCGCAATCAGTCGGGGGTTCTCAATAAATGCCGCCGCCGCGGGGGGCCGTTAGAGCCCCCCAGAGCGTAGCGGCGATGCATTTATTGACTCCCTTTTAAGGGAGTATTAAGACTCCCTTTTAGGGGAGATAGCGGGGGGGGGTGGGAACTTCCTGCTACCACGATTTGAATTTCCTTTTGGATAGTTGACTGGCGTCCTGGGAGAAGCTACCTTGTTCGTCCCATGAGTTACTTAGAGAATGGTTCCACCCTCCGCGCCATGTTCCGCCTGATGCCGCCGATGAGGCACGATGCCGACCCCACACGGTCTGATGTTGTGAACTACATCCGCGAGAATCTCCGCTGTGAACTGGGCCGTGCGCTCCGTGCGTTTGATTCGATGCGCCACCTGAAGAGCGCGGTCTTGATATACGATCGTATTCATCGCCAGTGGCGTGGATGTGATTGGATGCCTATTGATGAGCTGGACAAGATATCTCTATTGATGAGTACTGTTACAGAGCTGAAGCGTGATATATCTTCGTTGAGAACGGAGCTTCGGAAGGTGAAGCATGAGATGGTCTCCTTGCGCCGGCGCAAGGGTAGCAGGAGGGATGAGGAGGTGGCCGACGATGAGGTGGGAGATGTGGATCCGGAGCCTAAGCCTGAGCAGCAACAAGCCGCTCCCCCCGAAGAGAAAGCGGCTGATCCGGAGGAATGGTTCCGAGCTATGCGCGTCGCCCTTTACGGGTCTGATACGGCTTCTCCTTCTTCAACTCCGCCCCCGTCATCATCATCGGATTCCACTTTTCCCATACGATCCCGCTGGGAGCGTGCTGAAGGTTGAGTGTGTTGGCCGGGAGACGCGATCCCCGCTTGCAGAAGGCTAACTGGAAGCGTCTAGGCTTTGATTGGCCTACTTCTGCAAGGACCGCGATCTCCCGCGCCCAATTGGCAAGCTCGGAGCTTCCGAACCCTGCGTGGGCCAGTTCCATGGTGGTGAGGGGTTCGCCGTCCTTGCGCTGGGTTTTTCCGATGTGGTGCATCCAGATCCAAGCGACCTTGGTCTGGTGGAGGATGGGCTGGAGCTTGTTGCGAAGGAATACGCTGACCTCGCCTTGGTCGCTGAGATCGCCGCCGAAGTAGGAGAACAGGGGATCTCCGATGATAACATCTAGCTTTGAGCGTGTGATGAAGCGGCGGGCAAAGGCGAGGAACTGATCTCCGGTGCGAACGGACTCGGTGCGGAAGTGGAGGTTCTCTTGAAGCATACCGATGTCGCTGACGCCCATGTTGAGTCCTTGGACGACTCCCCGGAAGGATTCAGCGAGGTCGCCCTTGTCATTCTCGGCTTGGACGATACCGATGCGGAGCGGGCGCACAGGAGCGATTCCAAAGAAATCTTTGCCTAGAGCCCAGCGGATGACGATCTGCATCATCATGGATGACTTCCCGATGCCGGTGCCGCCGCTGATGATCATGGATGAGCCGCGGGTGAGCCAGCGTTTGCCGATGAGGTTGTCCGGATCTTTGGTCGGATCAAAGTTGATGAGGTCTTTGACCGTGACGATGGTGGACTGATCATCGTCGGTCTCCCGGTTGGTGAGCCAATCCTCCCAGGATGCGGCCCCGAGGTTGGTGTCCAACAGCCGCTGCTGCGAGGTGGGGCTTCGCCATGCGCCGGGTAGGCGGGAATAGCGCGAGGGGTTCTTGTTCTTGGCATCGATGCCGGGGATTACCCGATAGATCTCATCCCGGCGGGCGTCCCATTCCTTGCGGTTGGGGGCATCGACCCGGACCCAGCCGTGGATGCTCTTGCCCCCGGAGTCGATGAGGACGGTGATGGGCAGGCCAGAGTCACGCAGTCGCTTTTCCTGCTCGGGCTTGGGTAGGTCATCGAACTCGACTAGGACATGACGGTAGGCACTGACATCGTTGTCGCTGCCGCTGTAGAGGTTGGGCTTGAAGGGGTTGATGCGGACGAAGATCCCCTCGCGCTCCGGTGAGAGGATGCGGGACTGGGGATCATCGAAGCGGTTGAGCCATTCCTCGATTGTGATGAACGAGCCTGCACTGACTGGCCTACCCTCCTCGACAGCATCGCAGATGCAGACGACCTCAGTCGGGGCGAACGCGGCCTGCATGAACCGCTTGAACTCGCTGGCTTGGGGATCAAGAGCAACCGGACTGAGCGATGGCACCGGCACCGGGGCAGCATCGGCCACCGGCTTCTTGAATGTCACCCTGCTGAGATCGAATGGCCCGGAGGGTGATGATCCCCCGGCATCGAGAAGATGTCCCCTAGGCTTAGTGTGAGCGCGGGACGCGGCTTCCCGTAGCTTGTAGGCCAGCTCTGTGGCCTTCCACGGGGGTTGGCAGGACTTGTTCCAGTCTTCGAGGAGGGTGAGGCTGTCCACATGGGAGAGGGCGAAGCCGTGGACGAGGCCGACTGCGGCGGTGTAGGTGGCGTTGTGGCCACCGGATCCGGAGATGGCTGGCGGAACCTTGGAAAGCCAAAGGGCCGCTCGTTGGAGCGTTGTCATGTCGTTGATTCGTTGCTTGTTACGGGGTTGTTAGGATTCTGGCCAGATCATGCTGAGTGGATCTGGTGGTTGGGGACTGGTTGGCGATGGCACCCAGGTCTGGGTTTCGGTCTTTGCCGGGAAGCTGATCCATCCGCGCTTGACGCCGATGGCAATGATATTGGCCGACTCCTCGATGAGCCGGCGGTTCTCGTCGGTGATGCTTGTTCGTTCCTCTTCGGTGATGGGGCTTGGTTTCTTGTTATTGAGCAGGCGTGATTCGTACCAAGGTTGTTCGTGTCTTGGGGTCTTCATGTGGGGAGGACTCGCGCCAGGATACAATTGCAGTAGGTACCCTTGGTTTTGGAGTTACATCGAGGGTGATGCACAGGATTGGCGAGGATGTGTGCTGTGAGGTCGCTCGTGAGCTGGACCAGCTCAAGGAGACGTTGAGATGCTTCTGCACAGAGCGCATTGGGGATTCCATCGGGTGTATCGAGTTCGGATGAAATGATATTGAGTGCGTTGACTAGATCGTGTGTTGAGGACTGGTGCATGTTATTTTTGTTTGTGGACTATGATTCCGTTGCCTTTGTCGTCGGTGAGTTCGACTGATCGAACGTCTTCGAGGCGGGCCAGTGTCTTGATCATCTCGATGGGATCGTCGGCGTGAGTGACGCAGGTGAGATGGATGTCTCCGTCGCCGTGGATCAGTTTGAGATCCTGCTTGGTACGATCCCTTGTAATGCGGATGGTCCGCCCCGAGGAGAGACGGACCACCTTGATTGATTCTACGAGTGGGTATTGGTGACGAGCGGTCATGTTTTGAGTCCGCAGTGAGGACATTTCCTATCGGGAATTGATTCAAGCGGTTTGACATCGAGCCACTTGCAGAGGTCGGTGTAGGACTTGCGACCGAAGTTGACCCACTTGAGCGGAGCGATACCACCGGAGAGGACCGCGTTGCGAGCTTCCTCCTTGGATTTGAGTTCGAGTCTATCCATCAGCTTGGAGTTGCGGACGCTGAGTCCGAAGGTCCACTTAGCCCGATCCAGATCGCGCTGCCTGCCGGCTTGGATGATCTGATAGACGCGCTGCTTGGACATCTTGAGGTGTTCACCGATGAGCCGGTAGGTGAGACCCTCGCCCCGTAGTTTGACAACTGCGTCGATTGATTCATTGAGTTTCATGTATTTGGATTTGAGCAGGATGTTGTTCCTCCTGCTCCTCTTCTTCTTAGTCTTACTGCTGATGACTGGCTGTTCTACCGGAGCGGTATCTGTATTGCTCGGTACCGCTTCTGTGCTTTGTGGCACTGGACACACAGGCCGTGTTGGATTGTGCATCCGCATCCCAAGCAATCGGCCAATTCGTGACATAACTGTTTCCATCGTTGTAGCTCCTCTATTGTTGTTTGTTGGTTTTGTTGTTCCTGATGTTCCATACGCATGACAGTGAGATACCGTACTTCTTGGATAGTTCTGGGTAAGTGCGTGACTTGTCCTCCTTGAGGATGGCATCCCGGATCTCGGTTGGAACAGCCGGCCACCGCCGGTTGATCCGAGGGCTCGGATCCTTGAACGGAGTGACATGGCCGACCATGCGAGACATGGATTCCTTCGTCAACCCTAATTGTTGGAGTATTGTCATTTTTCTCTTAGTCTCGTGCTTGCCTTTGCCTTGTCCCAGTCGGCGATGGTCTGGATGAGGTCATGGTACGATTCCTCGGTCCATTGCCTCTGGGTGCGGTAGGCGTAGACATGGGCGACTAGGGCGTTGCCGTAGTCCTCCAGTCGTTTGATGTGTTGCTTCGCCTCCTCCAACTCCTTCCAAGTCTTGACGGCGTCGATGGTTCTCATTTCTTCGATGGTCATGGTTTGATCTGCTTTGCTTTCATTTCGTTGATGATGTCGCACAATCCAATAATCATGGCCATGTAGGCTTGGGGATTCTCAATCCCGTTGCGCTTGCAGGTTTCAACCCCTCGTTTCACTGCGTCCAATCCAACTTCGCGCCATGGCTCGTTGATAAAGTCGCTGATTTTGATATTGCTCATGGGTTTTTCGTAAGCGATTTGATGTATCGGTTCCTCTGCCGTGGTGTCAGTCCGATGATGAAATGCAGCACCTCGACCGCGTTGATTGAGTGCAGCAGTTTCCAGTAAGGTCTTGCTGCGTCGAGTTCCTTCGCTCGCTCAATGTCAACCACAAGCACCTCGCTGGTAATGGTGTGTCGGTAGATGAATGCGGGGTTCATCTTCCCTCCAACCATTTTTCGAGGTCATGGAGTTCAGCGATCTTGGCTTCGAGTTGTTTGATTCGGTCGTTTAGACGATTGAGTTCCATCACAATGCCCCGTGGACGTATGTCGCTTAGGAACTTACCTTCTGGAGTCTTGATGCTGAATCCATTCAGTGGAGGCATTCGTCGCAACACGATGTGGGTGTAGCGTTTCACCGATTTACCTCCTTCAGTATGAAGTAAGACGAACCAGCAATCAGAAGTGCAATCAACAGTTCTGGATGTCGCTTGTGGAAATCAATCTCCTCTTTAACAAATTCAATAAATTCTCTGAGTTTCATGGCTTCTCCTTTCTGCTTTTAGACTCCACTCGTTCACGCCCGAGAGCCTCACGCGCATCATCTCGGACGTAGTTGTTCACGACGTAGCCCAAGTCCTCAGGATCTAGGAATCGGTTGATGAATGACTCCATTCGCTTGATCCTCTCGCTGGCTTCATTGAGTTCTCGTTCTAGCTGGCGGCATAATGATGAGTAACAGACCCACCCTCCAATGTCAGAATGGAAACGGTTTTTATCAGTCCTAGGTGTTTCACTCATAGCTTTCCATCCTTCGCATACATTTCGCGCAGCGAATCAATCGCTTCATTTTGCCGTTTGTTCTGCTCTTTCAACCGTTCGTTCTCCAGCTCAATTTCGGAAACTAGTTCTTCATTCAACTGGAGATGCTCCATGTAATACTTCCTCTCACCTTCTAGCTTGTCCCACAAAGCGCGGAGACGGTTTTCGAGTTCGGTGACGTGCTGCTTAAGATCTTCGTTCTCTTTCGCCATTGCTCCGATGGATTTGCACAAGCGTTCGTGCGCTTCGTATTCGGGGTTCATCGCTTGTTCTCCTTTGCTCGCTGCCATGCATTGGCCAGCAGACGATAGTTTGAGTCGGAAATAGTACCGTCCTTCAGCCACTCAAGCAGTTCGTCGCCAGTACTCTTCATCAGCTTGATCCGATCTTGCAGGTACTCGACCAGCTCCTTCAGCTCGTTCACATCGGATTGAAGCTCGCGGATCTTTGTGGCCTGTGGGTCGATTGTAGTCACCGTATTCGACGTTGGTATTGTGTAGTCGCTCATTTGCACTCCTTCCATTTGAATTGATTTTTACCCGCGCAATCGACCACCAACTCAGCGTGGCCCTTTCTCACGGCTTCTTCGCGCATGCTGCTCTTGCCAAGCTGATCGCCCCACAGGATGGCTAAGGACAGAAAACAACCGGCCACAAGTCCGTACATGCATTGTTCTAAAAGTGAAATGCTACTCACGGCTTGGCCTCCTTCTCATTCCACAGCAGCAGATCAGCGCGGAGTGCGTCGTTCTCGGATTCGAGTTGCTTGATCCGATCCTCCAGTTTTCGCACCTGAAAGGCGATTGCGCGGAGTTCGCGTGGATGGTTGCAATCGGGAGACTCCGCTAGGAAAAGGATTCGTTCCTCAACACTCACAGCTTGGCCTCCTTGGCTTTGAGCATCGCGTCGGCGATGTAGAACGCTCGCTTGGCTATTTCATCAGCATTTCGATCTGATCCTCTCGATGCTTTTTCCAACGCAGCCGCTGCGAAGTAGTCGCGGAGGGTCATGCCGTCGTTGTGTTGTATTCCTGCCGGTGTCGGAAACGCCGGTCCGCCGTCGTTGATTGGTTGGTTCATTTCGATTCCTCCACGACCCCACACGGGAGCCAGTTCTTACCACCGTCGGTGCTGTGTTCGCGTTCGTCCAGCCACATATCTCGGTCAGCTTGGTTTGATGTCCATGCGAGGATGCTTCGGTCATGCAACGCTCTTTTGTACCGTATCCACGCCCCCAGCGGCACCTCATCCGCAGTCCACGGTCGGAGCGTTGCGGTGGGTTTGATGCGGTAGTCGTATGCACTCCAATTCCATTCCGGTTTATCGGTAGAGTTCCAATCCATTGAACCCCACTTAAACTCCACTTCATTCCCATCCACATACGCTTGCATGACGCGGATGGCTTCTTTGGTTTGTTCGATGTTCATTGCTGCTCCTTTCGCTTGAGATATTCACTGACCGCCTCATCGGCGATGTGCTGAGTTTTATATCCCATCTTCATTGCATAATCTTTCAATCGTTTGTGAGTCTCATCTGATACAACAAGCACCTTAGCTGTTGGTCGCTTGGGTTTGCTTGTTCCTTTTATTCCTATTCCAATAGCTGATTTCATATTTCTTCAATTTCTTCGCTGCACGATATATTTCCCCGGCTTGGCTTCTGCTCATCTGGTACACCCCGGTACCATCGTTGATCATTCGCTTGGCCTGCTGGCTCATCGACCGCCTCCGGTTGCGTAGTGGAGAATCAATAAGGCATCGCAGTTCTTCAACGTCACATCGAGGTGCGGGTACAACTCCTGGGCTTTGGCCTTCAACTTGCGCTTCCATTCGGGTCCGGTGGCGCAGGAGCGTTTGCCACCGAGTCCAAGCGGATCCTGCCAGATTTTGGGTTCCACGCGGTGGAGAGCGTAGCCAAGAGAGTAGGCCAGTCCTTGGATGATGCCGTAGTTCTCATGCAGGGTGGCGACACTGGATGATGGGGTCAGCTTGCTCACGAACTTCGGCACCTTCTCGATCCAGAGGTGGGAGTTTGCTACCTTAAACCCGGAGAGGAGATAGTGCATGTCGGGTAACGACTCCGGCATTGGAAACAGGAGGATTCCATCTGGAGTTTTGATTGCGAATCCGCCGTTCACGCCTGGGTCACAGGCTACGATTGTTTTGTTTGTCATTGGTTTGTTGGTTAACTGAAATATCTATTCGACGCTCATCTCACAGAGCGCATCCACCTTCGCACTCAAAGTTGAATGCTGACTGGCCGCGTTCGCCATCGGTCAGGTGAACCTCTTTGAGCGGTCGGCAGGACTTGTGGAGGTAGAGTTTGTCATCGCATCCACGGTTCCTCACGGTTCCTTCCTTTCTCAAAGCCTCATCAATTTCTACAGCCCGATTCCAGCCATCCTCGTCTCTTTCACGCAGCAAAAGCCATTCATGGTCGGACTTGTAAGGGCAAAATACACAAGCGGATCTTGGAACCGTGTGAGGTATTCCGAACGTCTCAAGCCACTTCACGCAGTCAGCTCGGGTCATCATCTTGTCGCAGAGCGGAAACTCTGGATCTGACCAATGTGGAGAGTTAGCTTTGATCCGAGTCGCTCGACCTGCTTCATCAAGGCTGATTCCGAAAAGTTGGGTCAGTGTTGTCTTGATTCTCTGTCCTTTTTCTAACCCAAGAAGTTGTCTCCTAATAAACTGTTCAATCGGTTTAATTTTGTACTCGGCTGTACATTGCCTCCGCATGATTCCAAGCGGTTCGCCTTCGTTTTGAGCGGTGAATGCTGGAATTGTCGCATGGCGTTGACCAGTTGAATTCATACCATGAACAAGGTCATTCCCTAGCAACCCTGCGGAGACGACATGGATGGTTGGCCCACCCAAACTCTTCAGCCATTCCATGTGTGCGTAGACAGACTTTGGTTCCTCACCGAGGTCTGCGAAGATGGCGCAATCAATTGGAGCGATTTCACCACGGAGAGCCATCAGGTAGAGTGTCGTTGATTGAACGCCACCGCCTAGATTTAAGATTCTCATCGATTCCTCCTGATCTGACCACGCTTTACCTTTGAAATCCATCCAAGGCTTACCGCGTATTCTTCCGCAATCTGTCGATAGGTTTTTCCGGTCTTTAGGTCTTCCAATACCTCGAAAACTACGGCATTCGGAATATGTCCGTTCATGGGAACGAATTCACTTTTGCTCATTGGTTTTGGTTTGTTGTGATTTGATGGTGAGAGAGTGGCCTACATAGATCCCGGCGATCACGCAGAGGGGCAGGAGGATGGCCATGCCCATGATGGTAAGTGCGGTGTTCATACGATCGAGCAGCCGAGTTCCTTGTAGCATTTAATTCGCTTGTTGGCGTGAGCCTGAGCGAGTGGGTGGAAGTTATCCTTGAAGTCGTGGATGAACGCTTGGTCCTTGCCATCGGCCCGCCGAAGCGCACGGCTGGCCCGCTGGATCGTTTTCTGTGCGCTCCGACCTCCGGAGACCATGACCAGCGTCTCGACGTTGGGAAGGTCAAGTCCCTCATCGGCCAGCGAGGTGGCGATCATGGTCTTGATGTTGCCGGCCTTGAACTCCTCCATCGCCTCGCGCCGCGCCTTCTTGGCCATCTTGGAGTAGACGAGTACGGCGTCACCGATCGCTTTCGCGTATTCCTCCCCGAGGGTCACCCTAGGAACGAGAACGAGCGTGGGCGAGTGACCACCGCAATTTGCGAACATGATCGCCGCGGCGTTGCGTTGCTTGTTGCCGCAGATACCGATCTCAGTGATTGCCTCCCAAGCGCACATGGCTCGGAGTTCCGGCTGGCTGATCCGCATGTACCGCTTGCGATCGGTGAAGAGCTTCTCGATGTAGTCATCGATTTTCCGCTGGATCAGGAAGTCGCTGGCCGAACTCATGTACACGGTCGCGTGGGCCAGAACACCGGCCAGTTCCTCGCGGCGGATCTCGAACTGGGTATCGCGGAATAGCTTACGCAGGATCTCGTTCCGCTCGCTATCGTCGCACCACGGGGTGGCGTCGAATCCGTAGCGCAGGCCACGGGTTGATTCGATGATGCGCCGCCAGGTGGTCGCGGGCGCATGCTTCGCCTCGTCTATGATGACCAGATGCTTGCCGCTGAAATCGACAGACTCGTGCGGGCAACGCACGTCTACCAGTGAAGGATCCACGCCCACCGCTTTGAGCGAGGCTATAGCCTGCTGACAGGTTTCACGGGTAGGGGCGAGCCATCCGAATCGGTAGTTTGGAAAGTGTTTCGCGTAGTACTTTATGATCGAGGAAGCGATCAGTGTCTTGCCGCATCCAGCAGGGGCGATGATGAGTCCATCGGCACCAGTCTTGGCCCACTCGACTGCTCGTTGTTGATAGGGACGAAGCAGAAAGGCTTGCGTCGGAACGATTTCGGGATGATTCTTGGTCTGCATAGCGTGTCGTTGCGCTCTGTATTGTTTGTTACGGACTCGTTGTCACCCCCCGGAGCTTACACTCTCCGGGGGGCTTTCGTTTTCAGGGCTTAGATGTCATCGACATCAGCCGGAACCTTCTTCATTCGTTTCACGCGGAGTGTAACCTGTTCGGCTCCGTTCTTGTCAGTGTACTTCTCCTCTTCGAGGACGACCACCAACTGGAGTCCAACGAACCCCTGAAGGAATCGAAAGAACGCGCCGCCGATGCTGAAGTCGAACTCATCGCCATCGCTGATGTTCGCCTCGGTGGCACTGATGAGGGCCTGAAGCCGCCACATCATGGTATCCTTGAGAACGAAGCGGTCGCTGATGACCTCTCCGTTGCCGCCCTTGTAGCGCAGGGTGCAGACGGGGTTCCCGTTCTTGTCGAGGTTGTCATCCTTGCAGGAGTTGACGGTGACGATGTATTCGCCGGGGCTGGCGAACGGCTTAACTTCAGCTTGTGAACGATCGACTGTGAATTTCATGGTGTTGTGTGTTGTTTGTTATTCGGACTGACGAGCCGCCCACGCGGGCAGCGAGAGTGTTTGAGTGGTTGAGGAGTAACAAGGCCAAGAGTTGAGTTCCTGGCATTCGATGAAGGTCTTGAGTTGTTCATCGATGATGGAGTTTCCAAGATCGATGGCCAACTGATCAAGCTCGTAGCAGGCGACACCGAACGGAGCCTCCTTCTCGACGGCGATGAACACGAACCGGTTGATGCCGGTGATGCGCTGGTACCAAGCGGCTTGAACGTGGTAGCGGAACTGAGCGCAGGACTTGGCGAACGCGCTTGGCGACGCATCCTGCGTGGTTTTGAGGTCGATGATGTAGTCCTTGCCGAGACCATCGATGCGAGCTTTGACCTCGATGCCGGACCAATCGGCGAAGTAGCTGACCTCGGTCTTGATTCCATCCAGTAGGCCAGAAGCAGCGGGATGGGCGTGAACCGCGGCAGCGACACCGGTGATGCTCTCCCACTGGTCTTGGTTGAGCGGAGTAAATCCGTTGTCGATAATCAGTTGGTAATCCTCCTTGCCCTGCTTGGTACGGCGATCGCCGGTGAAGAGCTTGTAGGTGATGACGAACCGCTCCGGTTCCAGGACAGCGCAGTGAGCGGCGGAACCGAACTCCAGCGCGGGGCTGGTTTCGTTCTTGGTCCTGCCATCCTGCCAAGCGCGGAAGTGAGCGGGGGACTTGCGGAACTGATCGAGGCCGGACTTGGAGAGAGCCTTCTCCGCGTGGTAATCCGCGGCGGGCATGTCGTGCATGATATCAACCATTGGTCACCTCCGTGGTGGCGATCTCAGGGGTGACGATCACAGCCAGCTTACCAAGGATCAGGTCGGGCTTTGCGATGTACTTGGAGGCATGAGCATCGGTGAGATCGCGGAAGGTCTGGCCATCCTGAATGCGCCCGGCCTTGATGAGCAGGGCGTTGACCTCTTCCTCACGATCCTCGAACAGGGCTTCGAGCTTGGCGGTGATGTCGAAGCTCTTGGTGGGAGCGGCGGCAACCTCGGCGATAGCAGGCTGGAAGTCCTCGGTCTCCTCCGGGGTGTAGATGCCGGCGACAACCTCGGGTGCAAGCATGCGAACCGCTTTGGATATGCACCGAGCGCGGAGCATTGCGGAAGGATCCTTGGCCCACCCAGAGCCGGGTTTAGCGGGGAGCAGGCCAGCGAGCTTGGCGTCTTCGGTGGTAAATGAGATCTCGCAGGAGTTGCCGTCGTAGGTCCAGAGGGCGACCGCGGCGCGGGAGTCGAACTGCTTCCAGAGAACCTTACCACCACGGGCGCGGTATCCGGCGAGCATGGCATCGGAGCGCATGGAGAGAGAACCACCGATGATGTGGTACTCGCGCTTGAAGTCGAACGGGGTCTTTTTCTCGGCGGCGCACTGCCACGCGATGAGTTTACCCTGTTCGACCTTGGTGCATCCCAGCATTCCGCTGGAGGCTATCCACTCGCCCATCTTCTCGATGGCGGTGATGGGGTCCGAGATCTTGTCGTACATCTCGGATGATGGCTGTTGCGTTGTCGTTGCGATTGCGTTCATGGATTTTGTTGCCGTAGCATTTCTTCGATTACGTCGGAGCGGACACGGATCGTGCGCTTGGTAGCCCTCATGGCCGGTAGCTTACCTCCCCGGATCCAGCGACGAACGGTCTCGGGATGAGTCCCGAGAGCCGTTGCGATCTCTTTGATTGTCAGGAGTTTCACGCTCACGTCGTCGAAAGTAGAGACGTGCCGCAAAACGTGCAAGAGAATTCGTGCGAATTTTATCGAGACTCGTCTTCACCGACGTATCGGCGAAGGAGTTGAATCTGCTGAGCTTGCGGTTTTTCAGCGATTTGCTGAAGAAAACCGTAGAATTGCTTGCGATCTCGAAGACCTGAGACTCCAGCTCCCTTTGCGAGAACTTTGGACATGAAGGCGTATCCGAAAGCGTCCGCCATCTTGCTGAATACGTTCACCGTGGGCTTAACAACCTCTCCAGCCGCAAGTTGGACTGGGGCTTCAAGCGCAGCCTTTCCAATCCGCTCGAGAGCCGCGCCGCGAACCGTGGATCCAGCCATACCGGCGGCTTCACGGGCTGTTTCCATGACGCGGAATCCTGGAAGGAATGAATCATCGATCGTCTTCAGCAGCTTCGGGCCAAGGATCAACTCGACCTTTTGCCGCATCTCCGGATTAGTCAGCTCGATCAATGACCCGAGATTGGGCTTGGGGCCACTTTTGCCGGCCTCGAGGAGGACGTTCTCAATTTCTCTAGCTCGGATGTTCAGAAGCGTGTCAGCGGCTGCTTTGGAGCCGTTTACAGCCTGCTTTTCCAGCGACTTCAGCACCGAATCAACGGTGGCAAGATTGGGAAGAGTTTGAACCGCTCGGGATGCGATGGCATATCCAGCAGGGGTTCCAGTCTTGAGCAACTGGAGGACTGCTTCAGGGCCTTTGGCTTGAGCTGGATCGAGATTTTCCATGTAGTTTACGAACTTTTTGAGTTCGTTTCTAGATCCAAAACCGAGCTTGGCCAACCCTCCGGGGTTTTGCTGCTCAATGTAGTTCAGGTCTCCAGCGAGTCTCTTTAGATCCAATTGATTCGTAACTGGATCGATTGACCGATCGACGATCCCGGAGCGCGTGATGTCGATGAGCTTTGAGGAGCTAGGTACGTTTTGCACCTTGGCTTTAGTGAGATCCTCAAGCAGCGATGAGGCGTTCTCAAACGCTGGCGTTGCGGTTCCTTGGCGAGCGACTCGACCGGCATACAAGTCGGCCATCTGACCAGTCTCCATTGTTCCAGGTTTGAACGCTTGAGAGACACCGAACTCATCAAAGCGGGGACGAAACTCGCTGTAGAACTTGTTGGCAGTCTTCAGTGAATCGGCGTTGTCTTTTCCAAGGTAAGCTGGAGCCTGATAGTCGATGGTCTGAGTGATCCGGTTGGCTACACCGCGGATATCTCGTTTTGCGGAAGTTCCAAACGCTTGTCCGGCAACGTCTGATACGTCGTACAACTGATCTCTAATAGCCCTAAGCTGATTGAGAGATGCAGGGATCTTGCCATCGATTATATCCTGAAGTTTTTTGAAGTACGGCGTGAATGCCTTGCTCTGTTCTCCAGAACTCAGAACAGGGTATTTATCCATCAGGTTGAGAACCTCTTGTTCCACCGAAGGGTCGGTTGGACCTGCTCTCTGAGTCAGAACAAAAACGGGGTCGTTTTCAAACTGCTTAACTGGCGTATACAGGATGTCGGCGTGATTGGAAAAAGCCTTCTTTGTACTTCCAAGCACACCCTCGATTTCATTGCCCATTACCGCGGACTGATAAGGCCTGACTCCTCCTCCTCGAATTCCACCTTTAAGGGTTTCTACTTCAACGGCCCTTTGGAATGATTTCTGCGCTTCTGCAAGCGCATCTTGGGCAATGCTCTTTTGAGCTTCAGAACGAGCGCGTTCGACAGCCAGAAAGGCATCGTTAACACCTTGCGCTTCATTGGCCAACCTAGCTCCGGTTTCAGGGCTAAGACCTCCAATCGTTTGAGCGACTCTGTTTACGAGATCTGAGTGAGCCTCAGCGGGAATTCCAGCTAGGTCGGGACGGGTTTGAATAGCTCTCGTGATTACCCTTGATTGCTCTAGAAGCTGTTCATTAAGCCCTTGGCTTCCGGTTTGAGATCCAATACGAGTTTCAAGACCAGCAAATTCAGGAAACGCTTGTCCAAATGTCGCCCTAATTTGACCTGGAGCAATCTTCTCAATGTTTTGAGAGTTAATAATTCCCCCGGTAAGTAGCTGTCTCCCTGCTCCAAGGGCGGATCCCAAACCCTGAAGAAAGGCTGTTGGAGAAGCGGATTTTACACCTTCCCAAAACATTTCTCCGCCTCCCGTCTTGCCTTCAGCGGCACCTCCGGCGACTCCAGCTCCTCCAGCCATCACAACATTGCGAATAGGAGCAGCTTTCATTGTGGGAGAAGCTCCACGCAAAGCGGCCCCAAAAATGTCTCTAGTTCGGTAATCTTTGCCTTCCGTTACATTCTCAACAGTTTGAGCAGCCGCTTCACCGGCACCAGCAGCACCTCCTGTAATCGCTGCTGATCTTGCAAGCGCAGCAAGTCCAGTAACAGGACCAGCAGCCAACCCAACGGCGGCAGGAACTCCGTATCGAAGGGTTGCAGAAATCGCTTTTTTCTCAGCCTCTGGACTGATCGGTCCTGCGGAAATGCCACCACCACGAGCTTCCGCTCGAAGCCGCGCCATTTCTCTAGCCTCAAGTCTGGCTTGCTCTTGTTCACTTCGGCCAAGTTCAGCTTCCAATGCGGCCAATTCAGCCTCTTCAGCAGCGGTAAGTGCCATATCGATTTATTGGTTCTTCTTGCGTTGGAGTTCTTGCAATCTCGACATCTTATCTGGAGAAAGGCCACCACTTGCAGCACCTAATCCACCAAAGTTGTACTGCTTCTTGATCTCATCCCATCCTTTACGAGCATCTTGAACATCCTTCTTGGTATAAGGATCAATATAGATCCCTCTCCTTTCATACTTACGCTGGATCTCGTCTTTGCTCATAATCGAATCAACCAACTCAATAACACGAGGCAAGAAGTTGGCTTGATTCGGATCAGCAAACAGTTGCTTAGCAACTTCAAACTCGTTGTTTGTAAGAGATGCGCCAAAGAAGTCTTTGCGCTGCTCAGCGATAAGAGCTTGGAACTCCTGAACGACATTGTTGATAGATTTAAGTCTTGCATCTTCAGCTCCAAACCTGTTCTCCAACCCTCTAAACCAAGACTGAAATCCATTAAAGTTTTCTTTAGACACTTTTGATATCTCACCAAGGCCAGCGAGATTGGACATCGACTTGGCCAATTTAGAAGACTTGTCGATTGATGAAATGTACTTATCAAGAGACTCGTTTTCTTTTGGAGTGGCCGCTCTTGGAACCTGAGCCAAAATACGAAACTCCTCGTTCTTTTGCTCATCTTTTCCGAGATTGTAATAAGCCTCTTGAAGAGTGTTCTTATCAACATTAGGAGTTGCGAGCAATTGAGTGAAAGTCCTGAGTGCTTGAGTTTCAGCTTTTGATGCTCTTTGGGCAGCACCAATGTAATCGCTTTGCTGTTGCTGGCGACCGTAGATGTCAGCGTTTGCGATAGCCTCAGCGTCAGACATTGAATCAACGTTAACAGGAGATGGAACAAACCCCATTCCTTGCAATGTTCGCAATTGAGCCTTGGCCTTCTTACCAGCCTCTTCGGTGTAAGCACCGGCTTGAATACTTGGACGCTTGGATTCAATTGCTGCTTGGATTTCACCAGCAGTAGCATCTGGTCCAACATTGATTCCAAAACCTTTGGCTTGGTTGAACAGATTCCTTCTCTGAATGTCTTCAGTTTGCTGCAACTCGACCCTTCTCTTTTCCAAGTCGGCTTGAGCCTGAGCTGCTGCAATTTGGAATGCGGGATCAGATTGATACGGAGACTGATAGGGTCCGGTGGGGCTTTGAATGCCTTCTCTAGCTCCTTGCGCTGCGGCAAGAGTCTTGCGAACAGACTTGTTCCTGAAGTCGGCCATCCTCTGCTCAAACGTTCCTCCGGGACTAAGTTCGATTCCCTGCTGAATCGAATTGATCAGCAACTGACGCTCCAGCATCCGCTGCTCATCCCTCTTCCCAAACTCCTCCTGTAGCAACGCCTGACGCGCCCGAGCGGCCTCCTGCGCCCTCTGGGTGCTTCCACTGATCTGGCCGGCCAATCCTCCAGTCAGGACATTGAAGATATTGGAAGCGACACCGGGGCGGTATCTAGCTTGGGTCTCAATATCAGCAGGGTCGAAATAATTAGGTGTAGCCATAGATCAGTAGCCTCCAGCGAAAGTGTTCTTCTTGCGAATTGTTCCGGGTGCGACGGGCATCGGTGCCGCGCTTCGATCGGGGTTTAGTTCGCTTCCCATCGGTTCCTCGACGGGAGCGATGCCGTAGCCTTTCATACGCTCCATCATGCGTCTCTGAAGCTCATCCTCACGGATCTGCTGCATGGCCAACGCCCGCTGTTCGAGCTTGTCGTCCATGCCGGTGGCTTTGCCGTAGAGACCTCCGGTGAGAAGGTTCCCGAGCCGTTCCATGATGCTGGGATCGTACTTGGCGGCTTCGCGTACCAGCTCCGGGTTGGCGCGGAATGCCTCGACCTCGGCCATCTTTTGGCGTTCGAGTTCTTTGTCTCGGCCCGAGAGTTCGTTGTACAACCCTCCGGTGGCGAAGTTGGCGGCGTTCTGTAGGAAGTTCTCGAAAGCCATAGTGTTACTCCATCAACGATCTGCCTGCGCCCCTACCGCGGAGAACCCGCATAGCCGCGGCGAGGATCTCATCGGGGTCGTAGTTGACATCTTGGAAGTAGCCGGGAGCAAGCCTTTCAACAGTCCTACGAGCGGGAATCGGAACCTCGGTGGGCATGTTGAACGGACGGATGATTGATGGCCTATTGGTCGGTGTAACCGGAACTCTTGCCGTTGAAGTCGGCAAGGTGGTCGATGTCTGGAACGTGATCTGAGGCTTATCAAGCGGAACCAGACCCGGAGTGGGTGGCTTGGCCTCTACAGTGCCGGGAACACCAGTGTTCTCGACATAGTAGGGCTTCTCGTCTCCTTTGACAGGGGTCGTAACAACACCGCTAAAAATGTTGGTATCAACATCTTCGACCTTTGGAATACTGGTTTCAGGGAGAGGATTTACAACAGTCGATACCGGAGGCTGTTGAAGGTCCATCGTGCCTTCCCTGATGTACCGCTCCCTGTTCTCAGGGGTAATCAGGCTGATTCCGGAGTCCTCTCCTTCGCTGCTGTAGGTGGCTTCTTGGGGAGCAGGAGCAGGAGTCGGGGTTGGCTGAGGGGTAGGCTGAGAAACCGGAGTAGGAGCCGGCGTGAACGTCTGGATGTTGCTCAGGTCTACAGGAGGACGATAAACCTCGGTCCATCGAGTTGGCCCACCAGTGTACGGAGTCGGTTCAGGAGTCGGCTCTGGCGTCGAGTAGTAGCTCAACGGATCGACAGGAGGAATCGCGTATCCGGATGCGGTTACTGGACCGAACTTGGGGGCTGGAGGGGTTGAGAGATCGACTGCTGGCCTATTGTATTCCCAGTCATCGATCTGCCAGTCCCAGCGATTCCCAGCGTCATCGAAAAATTCATCTCCAACTCGGAGTCCACCAGTGCCAGGAATGACCGCTCCCCATGGCAGATACTCGCCGTTGGCAAGATACAGCCTCTCAGACGCCTGATTCGGACTTGATGACTCCGTTTCAGATCCTGACGTATCTGTGCTGGTATCGCTTGCCATAGATCAAGCTTTGGGAACCAAGCTCTTGATTCGACCGAGCATCCAGTTGGCCACCAGCTTCTTCGCCTTCGGCTTGTTCTTGAGCCACTTGGCGAACTTCTCGGCATTGCTGTCGTAGAAGCTCTTGAACCAAGCGGGGCCGACGAGTTCCTTCCAGAAGAAGAACGCCTCCCACTGATCGGGAATACATTCGCGGGCGACGTAGCAACCAGCGGCTCCACCGAGCGCACCGATTGCGCCGGTAACACCCTTGAGAATCGATAGGGGAGAACCGGCTTGAGATGCCGCAAATTGATTCTGGGCGTTCGACAAAGCGAAGCTCGTCCCAGTCTGCATGAGCTGACTAGGACTGGCCTGCTGCATTCCTTGAAACAACTGAGGAGCAGCGAACGGAGAAGCACCCTGCTGGAGACCGCCAAGCTGAGCTGCTTGTGAGACGATCGGCTGGAGACCCAGAGCAGACTGGATGTTCGCAATGTTCTGCTGCTGCGAAGCCTGACGCTGCTGCTGCGAAGCCATCTGGCCGGCGAAGCTCTGCTGCATCGCGGTATTCCGCTGACCGGTGGCCGCTAGGATGTTCTGGAAGGCTTCCTGCGCCTGTCGATTGGCGACATCGCTAGTGGTCTGACCGCTCTGGAGTAGGCCAAGAGCCTGCTGCCGGCGTTGGACATCAGCGTTTGCGATCGCTTCGCTGACGGCGCGGGCTTCGCGGAATGCGGAGAGATTACCAAGGACGTTACCGGAAGCGGTACCGCGGGCGCGAACAGCCTGCTCAGCGGCTCGAATCAAACTGGGATCGAGCGTACCGGCCTGAGCGAGACCGGCACCGATCTGGCGTTCGAGATCGCTGCGGATCCTTGCTGCCTCACCGGTATCCTGGGGGCCAGTAGGCATACCCACACGCTCGTAGGAAGGCGCGGCGATAGTTTCCTCGGCGATGGGCCGACTGCCGATGTCCTTGAGGAACTGGGCGTAGAGGCCGGGTTCTCCAGGTTTTCCATCAACACCAGGAGTACCGTAACGCTCCGGATCAAGAGCCTGAAGCTCCTTGCGGCGTTGCTCGGCAAATTGGGTTCCGTATGCCTTAGCGGCATCAAGCTCACGCTCTGCCTGAATAGGAGCCAGATCAGCCAGTGCTTGGCCGATAGCTTTGGTTAGAGCGATGTCTGAGGTCTTGCTGAAATCTACGAGCCTAGTTTTTCCGGTATCTTTGCCGTCTTTATAGATTGGAACGTCAACAGTCTCACCTATCCGCGATGCCGCCTCGATCTGCCGTTGGATCGGGAAGGTCTCGATTGCAGCCATAACCGCTTCGCGGTTCGCCGCTGCCAAATCTGGTGCTTTATATGATCCGCCCATAGGAAATCCTTCGGTTCATCAGTAGTTTGGAGTACCTGTCAAAATCGTACAAACGGGAAATGCCTTTGCGGAACCCACCGAGCTTGGTGACGTTCTTCGAGCATAGCCCCATCATGGCCACCCAGAGTGTCTGAACCGCATGAGGCTCAGTACCAATCGCTATCTCGATCCAAGCGATGTGACCATCTGGGAAGTTGTTGTTCAGATCCTCGGACTCCTCGATCGAGTTGAGGAATCGCACAGCCCCTACACCGACACACTTCCCCTCATCGTTCTTCACAATCCCGATGAGCTTCTTGGCATTGAAGAGTCCGATCCAGTTGAGGAGCTGATCATTGTTCCATGTGGAACAAGTAGGCCAATGCTGTCGCAGCAGTTGGGCCGCTTCGATGATGGTGGGATGTGCGGTCATTGCTGAGGACGCACAGAATCGACAAAGCCAGAGAGGATAGTGGATTGAAGCGACAAGCGACCGCCCGAGTTGGGGTTGGTCTGAACCCTGAACTGGATCGTGTTCCAGCGTCCCTTGCTGATCAGGTTGTACGCTTTGAGGAACTTCTGTGAGTTGGTGATCGTCAGGCTCGAATCGAGGTCCGTGAACGTCCCCGACATGTCGGTCGCGTAAGCGATCGCCGCGTCCGTATTGGAAGTGGTGTACGGGTTGTCGAACGCGAACTGAATGCTGTACCCGATCTTGTCGGGGATGGGCTCGTTCAGGTTGTACGCCTTGGTGATCACCGTAGACTGATAACGGGATCCACCGTCCAGGTACGCGGAGCTTGCGACCGGTGCGAGACGGGTGTTCGGGAGGAAGTCGTTGAATGACCAGACTTGGCCTGATCCCTCTGAGATCGAGGTCATGTCGCCCGCGAACATGAGTACGGGTCCGAACGTGGAGAACGAGGTGGCGAAGAAGTCGCTTACTTGCCAGTTGTCCCAGTACCCGAGCCAAGAGCGGGCCAGTGAGTGATAGACGATGACTGCGTTGTTCCGGGGGAAAGCGGCTTCGAGTTCGAGCAAAGAACCGGATTCGAGGAGAACACCGAACTCGCTCTCTAGTCCAAGTCCGTTTGCTTCATCGAGAACGAACGGAACAGCGAGGAGATAGCGGTTGTTCCAGAACACACCGTCGCAGAGGTCGAGCTTGGTCTTGTCGATCTTGCTGATCAGGTCGTTGATGGGGCTGGAGAGCGCGAGGCCGACGCTGGTCTGGGTACCGGCTTGGATCTGCGCCATCGACCGGATGCCGTCGCGGGAGAGAAAGAATACGTCAGCACCGACCGCAGCGATGGAGCGGTGCGAGGAGCAGCCGATATTGCCGCTGATGAGTGATATGGTCCAATCGGCAGGATCCTGCGTAGGATCGGCATCCACGGCCCAAATTGAGCGTTCCTTGAAGACGAGCAGTTTGTATCCGAACCACGAGTAGAGACCCTTGATGGGATCGCCGTCGCCGCCGACCCGGATGGAGCCGAGCGGATCCCAGGATTCGCCATCGAGGATATCCGAGAAGTAGAGGGTATCGGGCTGGATGGTGGTATCACCGGAGACGGCCCATAGCCGGTTGGTATGGGTGGTGAGGTAGAGCGGCTTGTTGGGCGGCGTGAGGGATACGAAAGCGACCGCGTGAGACTGGTTGGCCGGCGAGATGGAGACTGTGGGAGCGGTGATGTAACCGCTGCCAGGGTTTGTGATTACGATGGAAAGAACCGCTCCATCCCCACCAATTCTTGCTTCCGCGGTTGCGGTCACACCGCTCGGTGGAGCGGATATGGTGATTGTTGGGATGCTGTTGTGACCGCTTCCCTGATTGATGACATCGATGCGGCTGATCTTGCCGGCGGCGATCGAGCTATTGAGATTCGCGCTGGAGACGTACTTCAGAGTTCCGTAGCCATCGGAATAGAACAGCTTGTCATTGAGCTGAGCGAAGTAGACGAAGGTGGCTGAGGCATTGAGTGTCGCGCCGCTGATCGCGTTGTAGGAAACGCCGGGTGAACCGAAGTAGAGGTTCTTGGTGTTGGCGTTACGATCGCTGACCGCGATGACCAGCCGCTCGGATGCTGCGGTATCGAAGAAAAATCCAGAATAAACCTCCGCATTTGTCGGTAGGTTGCTGCCGTAGTTGGAGGTGGTTAAGTTCCAAGCGGTGAGGATTTCCTCCCAGTTTCTGGATTCGCTGTTACCGGCGAGTGAAACTGATCCGAGACGAGTGACTAGGTTGCCGAAGTCATCGTAGTCCATGTTGATGGCCGACTCCATGCTCGTAGCAGGGATGGCATCGGGACGAGTAGCAGAGACGACACCGGTACTGAAGCCGGTGCTTCCATCCAACAGCATCTGATCATCAAGAGCATCTGAGGATTGGAATGGCATGGCGGATTACAGGATGTCTTGGAACGTATAATCGTACAAGCTATCTGGAATGATGCGGCTGATCTGCTGCTGCTGACCGCGTTCCATGTCCTTCATAATGGAGACTTGAGCGGCCCCTTCTTGGAACTTGGCTTGGGCTTTCCCGTACTGCCGGGAGTATTCGAGGAGATCGCCTTCGGTGTAGGCCATCAGAGCGTTCTCGACACCGCGCAGCTCGAAGTTGCTGTCGTTGACGATCGCTTGGTTCTCGCCGAACTGCCGCATCTGGGACTGCTTCTTCCCGAGGATAAAGAGGTTGCCATCGGTGTTGGGCGTGGGAACGAGCTTGATGCGCGGGACACCGGCTTCTCCGTAGGAAGCACCGATGACTCGGGTCCAGTTGACGAAGTTGCCGGGGGTGGACTTGCGGCTATCGACGTTGTTCCAAGTGTTGGGATCGAGCTGGAAGAACGAGACCCATTCCGCGGCGGGGACTTCGATGCCATCGGTCTCGCCGTTGATCGTGAATCGGATGGCGACTGGGAAGTCGAGGAACATGTTGTAGCCGGTACCTGAGGCGTAGGTAGCGGTTACGGTTTGGTCGAGGGTGACCAGTTCGTTGCCTTGGCTGACTGAGCGCGAGATGACGCCGAGGGTATCGTTCCAGAGGCACGAATCCCAGATCATGGAGTAGCGGCGGATGCAGAACTTCTTGGCCAACGCGAGGGTGTTCGCGTCGGTGAAGGAGAGCTTGTCGCAAGCCGCTTGGGCTACTTCAGAGGGTTTCATGCGAAGTACTCTTGCAAGATCATCGTGGAAGAGGTCGATACCGTATTGTCGTTCACAGCATAATTAAGGTACAATTGCTGTGCGCTTGTTGGACCGTAGTTATGGATCCGATATGTTACAGGAGAAGTGGTGTTTGGACTATCAAGGAACTGGATTATCTTGTTACTAATCGTAGTAACCTCACCATCTTCATAAGAAGCACTGGATATACCCTTTGTGTTTAATCCAGTAGATGTTCCGATTTCGGTTGAATTCCTTGTTAGCCTAAAAAGAACAAATTGCGATGTATTAACAAGGCAGGAATAATTGATACAAACAGTTACCAGTATCTTAGAAGATGTGCTTCTCGGAGTTATGGTGGTGTTAAGCACCGTGATCTCTTGCCCTGGAGCGGTTGCTGATCCAGAGTAAGTTTGTCTCGTGGTATCAACTGTCTGAACAGACTGAGGAGCGTTCGACGCATTGATTCCGAGCGCACTGGCTGCGATGGAGCGAAGTTTGCTGGAATCATTCGCATCGGTGATCAGAACCTTATCGTTGGCTAGATCGACCGTGACATTGGTCAGGTTCGGAAGCGTGACCTCGTTGGCGTTGATCGTCAGGAGATCGGTGCCTAGGTTTCCAATCGTGGTGTTGCCGTTGACCGTAGCGTTGCCGGTGACGGTCAGGTTGTTGGAGAGAGTTGCAGCACCGGTAACATCGAGCGTAGTACCAACCGTAGCCGCTCCGGTGACACCGACTGAAGCGAGAGTGGTGGCTCCGGTGACTCCCAACGTGGTTCCGACAGTAGCCGCGCCGGTCACCCCTAGGCTTGCCAGCGTAGTCGCTCCAGTGACGCCTAGGGTCGTTCCAACCGTCGCCGCACCGGTAACACCCAAGCTGGCCAACGTAGAGGCTCCTGTGACCCCCAGAGTGGTCCCTATGGTAGCCGCTCCGCTGGTGGAGAGGCTTGAGAGCGAGGTGGCTCCGGTCACCGCGAGGGTGCTGGCGACGCTTGTGGCACCAGTGAGAGTGGATGTACCGGTCACCGAGAGGTTGCCGGGGATCGCCAGATTGCCGCTGAGGCTCGTTGCGCCGGTTACGGTGAGGGTACCACCGACGACCGTGTTACCGCTTGCCGCGGCCACCGTGAGCTTGTTGGACCCGACGCTGAAGTCGCCAGTGGTATTGACTGCGGTGGTCGATAGCTGGAGCGCGGAATCGATACCGCTGCCATCTCCAACGGCTTTGAGGACCGTGGTCAGCGCGGAGTTGTCGGAGCTTTTTAGTAGGCCAGTGTATGTCGATGCGACGCTACTGCCTGTGAGTGGAGTTCCCATATCAGTTCTTCGGTAGTGCGTACCAACCAGCCGGCAGGACCACGGTGGACGGCCCCACCAGCTTCTTGTCTTTGTCGAATCCGTAGACGCTGGCCCTGGTGGGTTTGGCCAGCATCACCGGGTCACCGGAAGGGACCAGGACCACCTTGGTCATCTGGCAACCGAGGCAGTCCAGCAATGCGATCAGCCAGATCGTTCTTGAGAGCCTCGGGTGCTTTGCCGTGTTGAACATCGGTGGGTGGTGTTTCCCTGAGCCAATCCAGAAGGGCCTTCAGGATCTGGTAGATCCAGTTCACTCGGCCTTCTTCTCGGCGTCCTTGGCCCAGATCAGACCGATGCCAGCGGTCACCGCGGCGATGGTCGTGGTGATGTCCAGATGGGTAGTCGGGTCACCGTCGAACAAGGCCTTCATAGCCCCACCGATGGCAACGAGGATGGCACCGATGCCGGCGAGAGTGGTCTTGGTGTTCTTCATTTTCTAAAGAGTTTGTAAGCCCCGTAAATGGCGCAGAGCAGGCCAATCACGGCGGTGATGAGTCGAACGATGTCGGTCAGCCAGGGGATAAACGAAACAGCGGTTGCCGCTGCTGCTCCTCCCATGGAGGCGATCATCTGATTTGTGTCACCGCCGTGATTGGATGTGTCCATTTACTCGGAGGCTTTGGGGTTCTCAGCTTGTGAAATCAACACTTCAACAATCGGAACGGCGACCTTTGCGTTCTGGTAGCCGCCCGCTTTGATTGCGATGTCGATGAGTTGCAGCACGGTGTTAAACTGCTCTTGCGTGAGTTCGATCTTGATCATGCGACCGGAGAATCGACAACGGTGGCCGGCTCCGCAACCAAAACCGGCTCGGGAGCGGGAGGCACCCACGGCAGCGGCAGACTAACAACCGGCGGGTTGATCTGCGCTTCGATCTGCGCGGTGACGTTCGCTTCGATGGCCGACTTGTCCACGCCGTTTGCGTAGCACCAGTCTAGCACCTGCTGCTCGGTCAGATCGGCGTAAGGAGTGAAGCTACCAGTCGGCGGAGCGAAGCTGCACGAGCCGTAGCAGGTTCCGCTGTACGATTCCTGCGAGCCGTTGCAACGCCAGTCGGCGGTGATTACGACATCGGTGTAGGAGCCTTCGGTCGGTTTTACGAGAAGGCGTTCGATGAGCCAGAGGATGGTGGGCATGGTAGGATTAGAATAGGTCGTTCCAAGTAGATCCGTTGTAGCACTTCAGCTTATTGCTGCTGCTGTTGTAATAAACGTCTCCAGCTTCAGCACCGCCAGGATCGGCAGCGAGAGGGACAAAGCGAACTTGACCATCTGTTTTAACAATCATGCGTTGAGTATTGGTGGTTCCAATCGAAACAGATCCAGATTCTCTATTGTTGATTGAAAAATTGTTTACTGATGTAACAAGAGCAGTTCCATCATTTGCGCTTGATCCTGTGGTGCTGTTAAGGAACTTAAGCTCTGATGCAGTTGAACCATAAATAGTGATTCCTGTTCCTCCAGATTGAAGTGCCGACGATGATTGACCCAATGCGAGATTCCCACTCGCATCCAGCGTCATCGCTTGCGTGAAGGTGATGGCGTTTCCAGCTGTGCCGGAGGGGGCGACAAACCACGAATGAACCGACGAAGCGCGATAGAGTGAAGCGGTGTCAGTTTGCAGGTATTTGTAAGCACCCGCCCCGCTGTTGTATGAATTGAAAGAAAGCTCAATGTTTC